CGCTGGACGGTGAATGGGAGGCTGCCTTCGGTCGTCCGTCCCGGTTCGAACGTTGGTTTGTCTCCGGTGATTCGGCCAGCGGGAAAAGCACATTTGTAATGCTACTGGCTAAAAAACTTTGCGATTACGGACGGGTCGATTACGTGAGTCTGGAAGAAGGCATGGGCCTTTCGTTCAAGAAGCGGATCAAACGGTTGCAGATGAAAGAGGTTGCAGGAAAATTCAAGGTCGTGACGGGATTGAATGTTAGCGACCTTATCGACCGGTTGAAAAGGCCCAAGAGCGCGAATTTCGTCGTCATCGATTCGGTACAATATCTCGACGTGCGGAGTTTCGACCGGCTGAAAAAAGAGTTGTTCGACCGGTTTCCCCGCAAATCGTTCGTCCTCGTGTCGCAGGTCTACAAAGGAAGACCGAAGGGGAAGATGGCCGACGACATCCGTTTCGACTGCGGCGTAAAAATTCACACGCAGGGATTCCGGGCTTACTGTCAGGGCCGTTATGCCGACGATGCCGAGGCGTATTTCACCATTTGGGAGGAAGGTGCAGCGAAATATTATCTAACCGAATAACTAACGACTTTGCCATGACCTACAAGCGATTTTACAAGTTATTGAACCGACTGCCGGTTCATGACGACGAGATGAAGGAACGTCTGGTACTGCAATATACCGGAGGCAGGACGTCGAGCCTTCGGGAAATGACCGCGGCCGAGTACGATACTATGTGTAACGCTTTGGATCATTCGACGGCCGATCCGCAGAACGAGCTCCGGAAAAAGAAACGGTCGATTGTGCTCCATCTGATGCAGCAACTCGGCATCGATACGACGGACTGGACGCGGATCAATGCCTTTTGCCGGGATCGTCGGATTGCCGGGAAAGAATTCAGGATGCTGACCTTGGAGGAACTGGACTCGCTGACCGTGAAGCTCCGCACGATCCGGCGCAACGGCGGGCTGAACCCTCAGCCGGTGCAATCGGTCGGGCAGGTCGAACAGCCCCGGCCGCAGATTATCTTCATGCCGTCCGACGGCCTTCCTAACTGATGATGAATAATGAAAAGGAATCCATTTGAGAACCTGCGGATCGACAACCGTGCCGATCTTCCGGAACCGTGGTATGATTACCCCGTTCTACGGTCAGAGGCATGTCGTACCGAAACCCTTTATACCTGCAGATACGACTATGTGAAGATTCGGACCGGCCAACAGGACGGTGTATGGGTCGCAGCCACGGATTGGATGATCGGCGGAACGGGCAGCGGATACAATCCCGGCCGAAAATGGGGAGAGTTTTCCACGGAGCAAAACGCCCGGCTTTGGGCACTCGGCGAGCTACTGACGAAAAAAGACATATTGCCTTCTGCGGCGATAAAAACCATAGAAGCACACATTGACGGGATCAGACAGTACAAACTTTTCTAATCGGATAATCACATGAAAAATCTACCGCCTAAGCAATTGGACCTTCGCCCGTTTGTAGACAGGAAGGTCGCCGCACATGAAAACAAAATCGCATGGTTGGCTTTGGAAAAACTTTTCCCCGGCGAGGTCGTCGACCGGAAACAACTGACGGTCGACAAAGAACGGGTCAAAAACTATTCCGTTAAAATTACTACGGTCAGATACCGCGGAGAGATATTGTTCCGACGCTTTATGACAAGTCCCGACGGAATGGAATTGCGATACGAATCCCCGATTTACGATAACCTTAATAATGAATAGCAATGAACGACAACGAAGTGAAAACAGTACAAATGACCGCCGAAGAAGCGGCACGGTACGAGGCATTCAAAGCCGAACAGGAACGGAAAGCAGCAGCTGACAGAGCCAAGAAGGATCGCGAAATTTACAGTCAGATGGTAGACGAGGAAGTCGAACAGGCGATACCGATACTCCGGGAGTTGAGCGGTGACATCCGTTCGGTCAAGGAGCGGGTAATCGACAACTTCCGTCAGATACTCGAAATGAAAGCCGACGTGTTGAAACGAACGAAAGACGGACAGAAAAGCCACACGTTCACCAATTCGACGGGTGACAAGCGCATCACCATCGGACGGTGCGTCGTGGACGGATGGCGCGATACGGTCGAGGACGGCATCGCCATCGTGAAGGATGCCGTTATCGGTCTGATCAAAGACGACGAGACGAAAGCGCTGGTCAATCAGATCGTGCGGTTGATAGCCCGCGATCAGGACGGGAACCTCAAAGCGAATAAGGTTCTTCAGCTCGACAAGCTGGCCGAGGAACTGAACAACGAACGACTTAACGAGGGTATCGCCATTATCAAAGAGGCTTATATTCCGAATTTCTCGAAAACCTACATCCGTGCGGAATGGAAAGATGACAATGGGATATGGCGGTATATTCCGCTGGGTATGACCGAGGCATAACGGCATCGACCATGCGGGGACAATAAATATAAACGACCCGCCTGCCGGAGTGAGACAATGCGGGCCGAGTGATTAAAGAAAGCCTCTACAAAAATAATCACAAAACCTGCCAAATCAATGGATAAACATCACATAAATACACTCCGGCGCATTCGTTTGGTTCTCGACATCGTGGAAAAGCACTACGAACCGGGCAACAATGCAAAAAATTATTACAAGGTTTGGGAGCGGTATGTGAATCCCGTTTACCCATGCTGCTACCGAACGATGCTTAGTTACCTAAAAACACCCGCGAGCGAATTGGAGAAGCTCGCTCCGATTGAAAACCATCGGCAACTGAAACTTTTTGAATATGGAAACGAACATTAAAACGATCCTGCTGGCCGTCCAGCAACAACTGACCGAACAGGTCCCCGAATTGGCCTACATCGACAAAAATTGGGGTCAGTTCGACTATGACATGCCTCCGGTCAAATGGCCCTGTGTGCTGCTCGATATCGACACGATCCCGTTCACCCAAACCGGCGGAGGCGGCCAGATCGCCGATGGGGCAACAGTGGAGATCATGGCGGGCAATCTGCGGCTGGTCAGTTCGTCAGCTGCAGCACCTAACAAGGCAGATGCCTATTTTCTCATCGAGTTGCTCGACAAAATTCACTCAGCCCTCCAGCGGTTCACCGATGGAACGTTCGGCCCGTTGTTCCGCACGCAGATCAAGAAGGTCGCTTCAGTTCGGACAGGTGAATGTTACAAGGTTCTTTATCAAACAGCCTATACCGTTCCCGGCGTACAGGAAAACCAAAGCGTCGAACTGCCGCCGTCGTCCATTCGTCTGGAGATGAAATGAACCGACGAAAGAAGGGAGCCCTCGGGGCTCCCTTTTCTATTTGATCCGGCTCTCCATGTACGCCTTGAGGCGTGCGATGATCTTCCGCCGGAGGTCCTCGGCGTCGCCCATGTACTGACGCTTGGGCATCTGAAATCCCCGGCCTCGTCCGGCCCGTCCGCCCGTATTGTGCACCTCGGCATAGGGTACTTTTTCATTACCCGCAGTCCATACGACCTCCTTCGGCGTTGCGCGGGCAGTCCGGACGCTGTTCATCAACGCTGCGGAATCTACCATGAGCGACCCGTGCCGCCGGGTCCCGGCCCTGTCTTTCTTGGCCAGCGGCCACGGGGTCCCGTCGAATCCTTTTTTACGGAAAGTCCCTTTGAAATAAGCCTCTCCGG